ATGGTAACAATTTTCGAGGGAGAATTAGACGCAATTTCTGGTAGTCAGGCACAAGGGAATAAGTGGCCTTGTGTGTCTGTCCCGACAGGAGCAGCAGGTAGTGTCCGTGCGGTCACTCAGAATATTGAGTGGCTTCTCAGTTTTGACCGTGTGAACATCATGTTTGATATGGACTCTTGTGGTCAAGAAGCAGCATTAAAGGTTGCAGCATTATTTCCCCCAAGGAAAGCGCACATTGCCACACTGCCGCACAAAGATGCCAGCGACATGATAATGAAAGGCTTAGGTGCTGATCTAGTCAACGCAATGTGGAGAGCAGAACCATACAGTCCAGCAGGGATTGTTAGTGGCTCTGAGCTACGCAAGCGTCTTGAAGACCGCCCTGACGTACCTTCCTTTGCATGGCCTGACTTTATGCAAGGCATGAACCAAAAGACCTACGGTATCCGCATAGGAGAACTGGACGTTTTTACTTCAGGCTCAGGTATGGGAAAGACCACGCTTATCAAGCAAATGCAGTGGCACTTCATGCAGACTACAGAACTGAATCAAGCTTTAATTCATCTTGAGGAACCTCTTGAAGACACAGCAGAAGGTCTTATCGGTATTCACATAGGCAAGCGTCTTAACTTACCTGATGTACGTGAGTTTGTTCCCGATGAGGATTACTGGAAAGGCTTCGATGAAACCTTCGGTGCTGTCGATGACAAGGGCAACAACCGCTTAAACGTCTACGATGCCTTTGGTTCTCTTGACGAAACCGACTTGTACAACAAAGTTCGTTACTTCGCCACAGGCTTAGACTGCAAGGTTATATGGATTGACCATCTTAGTATTTTAGTTAGTGACTTAGGGCAGGACAGTCAGGATGAGCGTAGGGCTATCGACAGCATTATGCACAACCTTAAGATGCTGACCCAAGAATTGGGGATTTATATAGGCTTGATAAGCCACCTTAAGAAAGCCCCGCAAGGTAGATCGTTTGAAGAGGGCTACGTGCCAAGTTCAGATGACCTTCGTGGTTCAGGCTCTATTAAGCAACTGTCTAACAATGTCTATGCAATCTCAAGGAACCAGCAGGAGGAAAACGACACTCAACGGAACACGTCTTTACTTACCGTCCTCAAGTGTCGGTATACAGGACGTACAGGGCCAGCAGATTACTTGCTGTTCGATGAGAAAACAGGCCGCATGGTAAAAGGTGAAGCACCTGATGCTAAAGTTGTACACGGTGCTTCAGACTTTAATTAATTAATCACTCCAACGAGAGGATGTTATGTCACGTTACATATTCGATTTAGAAACCAATGGACTACTTGATGAGGTCACTAGGATTCACTGCATTGTTGCAGCTAACTTAACGACACGGAAGTTACAGAAGTTCAGCACCGAGGCAGGGAATATAGTAGAGGGTCTAAAGCTACTTGCAGGTGCTGAAGAACTCATAGGGCATAACATAATGGGTTACGACCTAATGGTTATTAAAAAGCTTTATCCCACTTGGCACACTACTGCTAAATTAACAGACACGTTAATACAGTGTCGGCTTATCTGGGGGAACATAGGAGAGGTTGACGCGACTAACCAAACCTTACCCCCGAAGCTAAGAGGTAGACATTCTTTAGAGTCTTGGGGCTACCGCCTTAAGTGTCTCAAGGGTGATTATGGTGTCAATGCAGATTGGGAAACGTACTCGAAAGAGATGCTTCAATACTGCGTCCAAGACGTACTAGTCAACGTAAAGCTATACGACAAGATCATCTCTAAAGACTACAGCCAAGACGCTATGGATTTAGAGCATGACATCCACCGTATCTGCCTAGAGCAGCAGACCTTTGGGTTCCCCTTTGACGAAGAGAAAGCAGCGTCACTTTACGCCAAGCTGTCGGGTCGCAGGGACGAACTTAAACAAATAATGGTGCATACGTTTGAGCCTAACATTATCGAACTGAAGACTAAGACTAAGGTACTCCCCTTCAACCCTAGTTCACGTCAGCAGATCGCAGACAGGCTACAGAAGCGAGGGTGGGAACCAAAAGCCCACACAGAGTCAGGCCAAGTTATTGTCAATGAGACAACCTTGAAAGAGATTGAGGACACCATTCCTGAAGCTAAGTTACTTCTTGAATACCTCATGCTAGTCAAAAGGCTAGGCCAGTTATCAGAGGGTAAGAACGGTTGGCTCAAGCTTAGTAAGAACGGACGTATCCACTATTCTACTAACACGCTAGGTGCTGTGACAGGCAGGGCTACAGCTAGTAGACCTAATGTTCAGCAAGTTCCTAGTGACAGGGCAGAGTACGGCAAGGAGTGCCGAGAGTTGTTCTATGCACCTAAAGGTTGGGAGTTGATGGGCAGTGACCAATCAGGTATCGAACTACGCGCCCTTGCTCACTATATGTCGGAGTGGGATGCGGGAGCCTACGGCAAGGTGATTCTTGATGGTGACATACATACAGCTAACCAAGAAGCGGCAGGTTTAGAGACTCGCTCTCAGGCGAAGACCTTTATTTACGGTTGGCTCTACGGGGCAGGTAGCGCAAAGATCGGCTCTATTGTTGGCAAAGGTGCCAAGGAAGGTACACGACTCAAAGAGCAATTCCTTAAGGGTCTACCTGCTCTTAAGAGTCTTCAAGAACGAGTTCAAGAACAAGCCAAGAAAGGTAACGTACTGGGGCTAGATAAAAGGGTTATTCCTGTTCGCCACCAACACGCCAGCTTAAATACTCTTTTGCAATCTTGCGCTGCGATTCTCGCTAAACGATGGGTCGTTATCTTCCACCAGCTATGTAAAGAGCAAGGCTTTACGCACGGTGTCGAGTTCCAACAATGCGCTTGGGTTCACGATGAAATTCAAATCTTAGTTAAACATGGAACAGGTGACGTGTTCGGAAAGCTTGCTCAAAAAGCTATGCGCCAGACAGGTGACTATTACAAATTCGGAGTACGACTAGATGCAGAATACAACATTGGCAGATCGTGGGCAGATACCCACTAATAAGAACTGTGTGTATGAGGATGGGGAATGGTGGTATGTAGGTAAAACTACAATGGGGAGACAAACCGTTCTGTCACACAACGCTAAGAATCATAAGCGTATGTTCGTGGATGGTAAGTACATCCCTCAGTCCCACCCCTTATGGAAGTCTGGGCGTTACAAGTCATTCAATGACGCTGCCTTTAGTTCACTAAAAAACTACTCAAAATCTACAGTAGGTTGTGTCTACGTTATCCAAAACCCTGCGTGGCCTGAGTGGGTCAAGGTAGGTAAAGCCGTAGATGCCCAAGACCGACTTAACAGTTACCAAACCAGTGACCCGTTTAGGTCATACATATTACACCACCACATTGAAGTAACTAACAGACACACGGTAGAACTTCAGGTTCACCAAGAGCTAGAGATAGCTTCTGCGTTACGTAAAAACGAGTGGTTCAAAATTACTGCACACAATGCAGCAACCATATTAAACAAAACAAAGGAATAACAGATGGACACAGGAAGAATGACCTTACTCTTAACTCTTGATGCTGACTGCTCATCTGTCAAATTCACTGGTGAGTGTGACGGCACACCAACAATAGAACAGCACGGAATCGGAGCAGCAATCTACGCTGCTGTCGTAGACATAATCAATGATGAGGACGTTTTAATGCACTACCTTGCTATTGCTTCTGCTATGGCAGATGAGGAAGAAGAGGAAGAAGAGAAGCCCGAACAGTTCAAGCTAAAGCTAGTCCACTAATATCAGGAGAGTACACACATGACCCGAACTACATTACTGCTTGATGGAGATTTAATGGCGTACCGTATAGCCGCAGCCCTCGAAACACCAGTTAATTGGGGTGACGGTCTTTGGACTCTCCACTGCTACGAAGATGAATGTAACAAAGCTTTTGTACACAAGGTTGAGTCCATTAAAGCTGAGACAGGCTTAACAGAAGTAGTTGTGGCTATTAGCAGCCGCACCAACTACCGCAAAGATATTAACCCACTATACAAGGCCAACCGTAAGGCAACCCGTAGGCCATTGTGCCTAGCACCCCTTCTTGATTTTGTTAAGGAAGACTACAACCACGTCATCCTCGACAACATAGAAGCAGACGATGTGATGGGAATCCTAGCAACCCAAGACCCTGATAGGTATCTAATCGTGTCGGATGATAAGGATATGTTAACCATACCTGACGCTCGTATTTGGAAAGACGGTGAGGTGGTTCATATCACTGAGCAAGAGGCTTACGAGAACTTCATTACACAAACACTCAAAGGCGACCCGACTGACGGTTATTACGGTGTTAAGGGTGTGGGTGAAGTTACTGCACGTAAGCTAATTGATAAGCATAGAGGAACCCCAGAGAGTCTTTGGGAAGGTGTACTGAAAGCCTACAAAGGTGACGAAGAAGAAGCACTACTCAATGCACGTATGGCCCGAATACTCACAGCAGACCTTTGGGATGATGCGCCTATTTTATGGAACCCAACTATCAATAAGGAATTATCACTATG